GCGTGGCGGGAGTGACACGCAATTGGCCGCGCGCCTTGCTTGTGGTGACGAACGTAATCGGCTCGTAAATGTTGGCCGTGCGGATCGCGGTTTCCATTGCAATGCACTTCGCATACGCAGTGGATGCGGCGCCGCCGAAAAACACGGAACCGATGCCCGGCTGATTCATGATGCCCAAGGGTTGATTTCCGCCCTGGCCGTTCAAAATCAGTTCGTCAATGGAGAGCGCGATTTGCGAAAGGTGATCGTTCATCACCATCGCCTCAAAGTCGGGCGAGACCTGAAGCAGAGCCAACCGCGAATAATGCTGCTTGGAACCAATACGGTTTGGCTCCATTTTGATTTGGCCCAAAACCTGATCGTAGGCAGCAAGCTGGGCGCCTTCCGCAACGGATTGGACGGTCGTAGCCGCTTCCTGCCGGGGGAGAACCAGATTGCCCATCACGCCGGTAAGCGTCGTAATGCCGGCGTCCTTCAACGCCAGCTTGTTGCGAAGCAGTTCGATCATCGGCCAAATGTACTCGGGTGCGATCAAAGCGCCGGCAGAGGCAAAGTCGCCAGCCAGAGCGTCGCGGGTCATGCGCCCAACTTGCGAGCGGGAGGCGCGCACGCCGGAAGGCATGTTAATGGGGAAGATCATCCCTTCGCCAATGGCGACTTGGCCGCCCGGATAATCCTTGGCGCGTTTGCGGATTTCATCGTTCGCTTCCCTCTCGGCGCCATCGTTCAGCATGAACATTTGCGAACGGTTGCCTTTGTCGGCTTCCTCCATCGCCTTGTTGTAGAACCGGCGCAGCGAACAGCGGTGGGCAACTTCGCCCGGAAGGCTGGCAACATCGGTCTGGGGCTTCGGCGGGCGGGAACTGCGGCAAAGCTCGTCGGATTTGCGCGTGAATTCCATACGGACCTCGGCATCGGAAGCATCGGCTGGAGCCATGAGCGCCTCGGACTCGAAAGCGCGAATGCGTTCACCGACTACCACAACTTCGCCCGGCGCGCCAGCCCAGTTCTGCCCGAATTTCTTCACAAACTCGTCGGCGCGGGCGCGGATTTCTTTGTTGCGGGCATCCACTTTCGAGGAGCGCGTCTTTTGTTCCTCGACGATGATGGCGCGCTCGGCAGAGCGGATTTGTTTCTCGTCAATGGTTGCGGTAGATGTATCAGCCATAAAATTTTCAGTTTTCGGTGTATGTCCGTTCGGTAATTTCTGCGAGTCAACTTGTGAGCGGGCGTTTCCAGCGTCGGCGGCGCGTTCGGCGCCATCGTCGGATACCGGCGCATAAACCAGTTTGCCAGCCACTTCAATTGATTTGCCGAGCTCGATTGCACCATCAGTGAATGTGAAGCCGACCTCGTAGGTTTTGCCATCGGTGCCGCAGTAAACCACGGCGGACCATTTCTTTTTAGCCGCGTCAAATTTGATGTCCCGGATTGAAGTCCACCCCATTTGCTCGCCGTCAGTTCCCTTGCCGTGAAAGCGTTCGTCCCTGTCCACAGCGGCGTCAACTTTCATCGCCAAATCGGAAATCGTAACCGTGTCCGCAGCATCGCGGGTCATCTTGGATTTGTTGTCCAGCAAATGGCGGGCGACCGGGCCGCAGTCTTCGCAGCGGAAATCATCATCCAGATCGGATCGTTCAAAGATGTCTCCGCAGCGGGTGCAATGGCAGTAGGTGTCGCCAGATGCGCGACTTACGCCGGCGGTCGGGTCTGCCGGCTCAGCGACCGAGCTTATCTCCCCAAGCGACTTCCAAGCCATTCGCTTTGCAACCCGGCCATCAGTCAAAGGCTGGTCGCCGATAAATCGCGTGACCTTGTAATCGAATGATATGTTTCCCCTGCTGCCGGAACGCATTTGGGCAAAACGTTCTTTGGAAAGTTCGCTGATGCCGTCCAATTCCAGGACCGCACGCCCTTTTTTGTCGGATGAAACTTCCGCGTGAGTGACCTTGCCCAAATGGCGAGTAGTGTCGTGCTCGTCAACCACGGCGCCTGGAGCATTCAGCGCAGAAAGGTCGAAGTCTCCGTCATTGTGTGACAAAAGTTCAAGGTAGTCCTCCCCGCGTTTCGCAATCCCCAGCTTTTCGTCGCGAGCGCTGGCGGTTCGTTCGACTGGAAATTCCGATGAAAATGCAACTTGAAGCGTGCGCTTTTGTTCGTCGGCGGTCGCGGCATCAACTTGTGCATAACGATAGCGCGGCTGTTCACGCGGGATGAATTTGACTGCTTTTGCCATACGCAATGGCCAACAGTCAAAATCAGAACAGGTCTGGCGCGGCTTGGGGCGCAATGCGTGTGATTGCAAGCCTGACGCCGTTGGCCAGACCCAAAATCGTCAGAAATTAAAAGCCGCGTCCACCAGCTCAAACCGATAAATGAGGCCGCCCTCTTGCGGGCCTCCACGCCAAATCCGCATGGGATAAGCCAATCCGCTTGCGTTCAATGTCAGCGTGACAAACATTCCCTTGGTGGGGATAAACGAAACGTCGGATGCCAGAATTTCGCACCGTTCGACAAAGGTTTTAGCGGACAAGCCGAATGTCACTTGGAAATCATAGACGACGCCGGTATGCGTGACCGGCACAATCGGCTGGGGTTGCGGAAACGAAGTGAACGTGAGCGTCCCAAGCCCAGTGCGCTTCCCGCCGCCGATGAAAGCCTGATATTGGCCCATCAATTCGGCGTGCGCTTGGAAGGGGGTTAGCATTTTCAGTGATGCCCATTTCCGTTCCTGCCGTCGCCTTGTGATTCGATCAAGGCCATCACCTCGGGCGCAATCCGCGCGCGGCGGCGAACCGGGTTAGCGGGCTTGGTTTTCGGCGTGGCTTGCGCCGGGCTTCCCTCTTGCTCGCCGGGCGGCAGCGGCGCAACCTCGCCGGGCTCACCCTTGGAGATCGTCGGGCGCGTCACGTCGTAGGTGTCGGCGGCAACTCCGCGCTTCTGCGCTTCCGCCTTAGCCTCAGCAATCTGGGTGTAAAGGTCCTCAACGGAAATGCCGTCAGGCAATTGGTCTTGCACCTGTTGCGGGCTCATAACATTGGCTTCCATGAGGATGATAAGCGTTTGCGCCTGCACCAGCGGGTTGACGAACTGCCACCGTTTGCCCTTGAAGCGTGCCCCCTGAACATAATCCTCCAATTTCAAAAACGATGGCGACAAACCGTATTTCTTTTCAAACACGCCAGAAAGAATCGAATAGCGCAACCATTCGCGAAAAGTCTTTCGCACAGGATGGTCAATGAAGTTCTGCTGACGCACCTTGCATTGGTCCTGCTTTGGTGTTTGCGACATCAGCGCGGCGGCGAATCCAAGGTTTTGAAAATCGCCTGAAATGTCCTGATACGAAGCTCCAGAACCGACAGCAATGTCCCGCTGGTTGTCCTGCCGGAATTCATGCGCGGCCTCGATTGGAAATCGAGGGTCGGTTTGCATCAGTTCCATTCCGTAGTCCAAATCCAGTGTGCTGCCGGGAACGTCGGTGGACACCCGTTGCGTGATGCCTTGCTGCCGCGCCACCACGCCAGCATCGGGGCGTGGGTCGCCGTCAACCGCAGCGCCGGCGCCGCCCAAAGTGCCAGGCGATAATCGGTCCATGAAACCCGCGAAATCATCGGACGTGAATTGCATCCCGGTCGGAAAATTCTTCTTGATCCAATACGGCTTCATGCAGGACGAAATGGCCGCGTAAGTCAGCGCTTTTTCATATTGGAACAATCGCCATAAGGATTGAACGCAAGCATCAAGCTCGGTGAATCCGATGTCTTGCTCGGCGCGCGTGCGCAGATTGTTGAACAAGATGATTTGGTCCATCGAAATGCGCTGCCGGAAAATCTTGTCGGTCGCCAGCGCGTCGGCGCCAATCAAATCCGACTGACCAAAAATATCTCCTGGATGCCTGGTCAGGAGATAAAGCGCAACCGGGCGATTCCATCGCTTGTCGTACTCAATGGAGAATCGGATTGGATTCCCATTTTCCGCCCGCCCCATGTACTGCGATTGCAGGCGGTCGCATTCCAGAAGCTCGATCGCATAGCCATATGGATTGTACGGGAATCCGTTTTGATGGCGCAGAATGACAAAGCCATCCCGAAACGCGCTCGCCTCAGCAATCTGCCATGCCTCCATGCGCGACATTTGCCCAGTGATCGTGAAGTTTTCCGGCTGACCAAAGATTTCCCATTCATCCTCGATGGCTCGGTTTAGCCTTGTGTCCTCCTCGAAAGTTTCCTGGAGCTCGCCGGTTTCCGTGTTTGGTTTGGTGACAAACTGACCGAAGCGCATGTCCAGCTTGAATGGGTCATGCCCCACCACGTTATTGACATCGGCGCGCAGCGCAGCCCGGCCCTGCGGGGTGTCCTTGCAGATGGTGCGGGCGCGGGCGCGGACGGTGTAATCACTCGTCATCATCTCGCCGTTTGCGCTGGCATAGGTGCCCCGAAAATCGGCGTTGAACTTGGTGGAAATGGCAGCATCGTAGCTGCGCGTCATGTTGCCATTCAGCCGCGTCAATTCAGCAACCTGACGGTGCATCCGGCCAAAGCGATGGATTTGACGCTGCGCGGCGAACAGTTCCAACGGCGACACGTCAGGCCGCAAATCCGCCCGCCAGCTTTTGCCGACGGTCGGCGCGCCTCGGTGGTAAAGGGAGATTTTCATTTAATGCCGTCAAAAATCTCTGAAATCAAAGCCTTTAAAGGCTTGGCTTCCGGGTCTTGGTCCTTTACGTCCTCATCGTTGACCTCGACGGTGGCGCTGATCTCAGTTTTCTTGCCTTGGAATTCGGTCGTTTTGGAGCAGGTTATTTTCATTTTTGGTTTTGGGTAGAGTCACCATCCGCCCGCATACATCGGCGGAATCAAGCTTGGGTCGCGCCCAGTGTTGGCTATTGCGCGCATTTTGTTGTCGTTTTGAACGCGGGCCTCCCAGTAGCCAAGCTCAAGCCTGGCCTTGTCTCGCTGTTGCAGAACGAACCGCGTTCGCTGAACGTCTGTTTCGTCAATGTCAATCTCGGCCAGCCGCTCGCATTTGTGCTGGTATTTTTCAACCATGCGCTCATTGAACGTCTTGAGATTTCCGGTTGACTGTCCGGCGGGAAGATTGGGGGTCAGTTTGAGTTCTTCGTAGTAAAGCTGGCGGCGTTCGGTGCCGTTGACCAGATACCCCGAAAGAACGTAATCGCCGGGATTTTGACCGGCGGCAAAATTATCAATCGAAACTGTGTGAAATGTGTTGGTGGCGTCTGGCGCGGTCGCGAAAGTCAATGTGGCGGCAGAGCCTTCGGGATATTCCGGGGTCAGAACATATTCGATTGACCAGCCATCGGATGGAAGATAATCCGGCAGCCGTCGCTGGAAACGGAGGCTGTCCCCAATTGTGAAAATTGCGGGCTCGCGCCAAATTGTCGGCTCGGTCATCGCAAAAGCCGGCAAGTCAAAATCTCAAGACCCCCTCAGCTTATCCCAAAACAAAATCGTTGCGCGGTCGATTAATTCCGACATTTCCTTAGCTGAAAATGACCGCTCCCGAATTTCACCGCCGTCGAATCGAACCGCAATATGAAGCTTGCCGTCGTCATTAAGGCTGCAAGCCATCATCGTTCCCGGCGGCAATCCAGCACATTCGCTGACGCGGAAACCCATTATGCTCATCTCAGTTCTTCCCCGGCAGTTTCACTGCCGGCACAATCTGGCTGGCCATATCTTTGATCGCCTCGCGGCGTTCTTCTGCCAGAAGCAAGGCCATTGCGCGCGAATGAGCCAAATCAAGCTCATATACCACGCGCGGCAGCGGTTTTGGTTTCTGCGACAGCACTCGCGTCAGCAGGTTGTCTAGTTCAATGGCGAAGTTTTCGGGATTCATAGGTTTTCAAATTCAGTGGTCAGGGCCGCGATTCGTTCAAGCGCGGACTCTTTTGTTTGTTTGGCGAGCGTGTCAATGGATTGCGCATCGGTCATAAATCATTGCGGTATCGCTGCCCCATATAAGTTATCCATCGCCCCGCGAACAAGCCCGGCAATTTCGCACCAGGAATAGTGATCGTCTGGACGGAGTTCAATGTAATCATTTTTGTCCTTGTCGTAAATTCTCGCCGACAACTGTTGCGAATATGTCCTATCCCCAGTCTCCATTGCCTTGCTTTGCTCATCCAGAAATTCACGCGAAAGGATTTCAAACTTTGGCATACCCGGAGCGCCGCCCCAAATCGCGTCAAGCTGCTGGTTGAACGTGTTGCGGTCAAACCGGATTTTGTTCAAGAAGATGGTTCGCCGCTTTCCTTCCGCATCAATCAGCGGCACGGGCACCCGTTGCGGCGTGCTCCACATGCGGAAATGGTTGTCAGGATGCGGATACCCCTTGCGCGTTTTTTCCGCTGAAAACAAATACCACGTCAGGTCTTTATGCGTCAGCTTGAATATGCCTTGCGGCTTGTCCAGCTTCACCATCTCCCGGCACTCAACCGCTTTCTGCATGATCTGCGTGCCCCATTGCCCAACATCAATGCACATCCGATCCGTAGGCACCGCCCATTTCGTCTTGTGCTTTAAAAGTTCGTCCCATGATTTGCAGAATCCGCGCCCAAGCTGCTTGGAGTTTCCAAATTTATCCGTGGCCCGAATAATGAACCAGAACCAGCCGGTTATGCTCTTGCCAGTCTTGTCCATGACATCTTGATCCTGCTGGCAGTCCACCATCATGTTCACTGAATGGAAATCCGGTCCCATGAGTTCGCGGTACATCGCCGGATTGTAGCTGCCGGGGGCGACATCAATCGTTTTGAATTCCCTTGCCGGGTCAAAGAAATGGGCGCGGTCGGACAAATACCAATCCTCCAGAGCCTTTTTGCTGCCAAAGTCATCGGCGGATTTCGCGGATAGAAATGTCGAAACCGTCTTGGCAAATCGGTTGCCTGTGTTCGACTCAAATGGCAGCGTAAAGCAAACCTCTTTCGGGGTGAACAGCTTCCCGTTCTCGTTGATTCTGTATTCCTGACGGTAGGTTTCCGCGATGGCTTGGCGCTCGGTCTTGGTATCCCTGATTCGGTGATCGCACCAGATACATCGCCAGTGAGCGAATCGGGCCTTTTCCTCTATGGTGCGATTGTCCTCCTTGCCTTCTTTGTCTAGGCTCCAAATCATGCCCGCGTATGTGCCTGGTTTCGGTTGCTCCCATACCAATGCCGTTCCGCCGCCGATGTCCACGGATGCCACTCGCTTTGGATCGCGTGGCTTGAAGTCATCAGGACGCTTGTGCGACCAGTGGCGCAACTCCCAAGTCTGGACGCCGCCGCACGACGGGCAGGTCCATTCAAGCGGAACCTGGTGAACATCCTTGACCGCTGTGTGCAAGTCAGTGCCAACAATGGACGCTTGCGACTCGTTTAGAATCTTGTGCGTATCAGGAAATCGGTCGGTGCGCTTGAACGCCTTGAAAAGCAACCCGTCATTTCCATGCTGCCACGCTTCCGACACCCAAAGAACCGGCCAGCTAAAGGTTGAGACATTGCCATCATTCAACCCCTCGACGAACAGCGATGCGCCCGGCAGCTTGATTTTCGTCTGTGTGATCTTGAAACGGTTGTCCTTCTGTTGCTCAATAATGGCGCCGGACATGCCGGGGTGGTCCATGACGGTTGAAATCAACCGCTCGCCAGCAAACTTGCGGGCCTTGTCGTCATCCTCGAAAAGAACCAGCGTCGGAAGCCGGAAATGTTCAAAATGATAAATTATCCAGCATTCGCCGGCCATTGATTTAAGGACTTGAGTTGCGCCTATCAGGTGGACGGAGCGGACGAACGGATCTTCAAGTGCGTAGAAAATTCCTGATAAATGGAGGGCAGAACGAATGTCGAAATGGCCGTTCTGCTCCTTGGGCATGGACTGGTATCCAGAACCGGAGAACCTAAACCGTTCGCAGTTGGCTATGATGCCGCCACGGAAAACAGGTTGTGAAAACGAGTTTACCAGACGGCGAACGCATGTGGCGGTGGGAGTCATTATTTCACTGTGACATAAAGTCAATGCCATTTCGATTCCAGCGCGGCTTCATTGGTGGCATCGCGGTAAGAATCCCAGGCCAGCCGGATTACGGTTTCCTTGTCGTTTCCATGGACGAGCGTGGCACCATCAATCGCGCGAACATACCGCCATTCAACGCCATCGGTTTGCAGAAAGTAGCCCGGAGGCATGTCGTTCCTTGGAGGCTCCCGGCATGGCTCGCAACCTAAAAACATTGCGGCTGGCGCGCAGATAATCAAGAGAAGGCAAACATCCAGCAATGTGGTTTTCATAAATTATTTAGCCTCAAAGCATTTCTTGCACACGTCCAGCACCGGCACGCCATCGGACACACGCTGGCGCAAAGTTTTCCAAGGCTCCGCCCGCCAAGCCTGCCTGATGCTCAATTTAGCGACATTCCCGAGCAGGTTCACCTTGTTGTAATCGCAACAGCACCAGACGTAATCCCCGTCAATGGAGATGTGCATACACCGCGACGGCGCGCGGCACCCATCGCGCCGGATGCGCGCCACTTCGGTTTTCGGCCCCGCGTTGACCATGCCGCCCCGGTTGGACAGTTCAAGTTGCGAGACGTCAGTCACATGGACAACGGTTGGATACTTCGCTGCCAGCGCAGCCATGCGTTCTTTCCATCGCTCAGTGCATCCCTCGTGCTGGCTGACCAGGATGGCGAACACGCCGCAGTTCATCAGCGATTTCGCGCGATCATCATTCAACATGTCGCCATTGGTCAGCACACGCGGCAGGCATTTTGGCACGATGGATTTCAGGACGCCAATTTTGTGCTCCAATCCTCGATCCAGAAGCGGCTCGTTGAAAAAGTGGAAATCCACCGGGCCGCGCCATTTCAGTTCCGCCAGACGGTCACAGATGGTGACGAGCATCGCGGGCTTGATGAACGAAACCGCCGTCGCATCCACTGATTGCGGACAGTATGAACACCGCCGGTTGCAATGCGTGGTGACTTCAATCGCAAACGCGCGCGGGAAGGTTGCGTCGCCATACCGCAGCCAGTTGTAAGCACGCTGGCCATCCGTGGTTAGGCGGTTGACAATGCGATAGGGCAGCAGCTTCTGCATCAGGCGATAGGCGGGTACGATCATGCGTTGGAATAGGTTTTACCGGCGTAAAATTTCAGCCTTGATTTGCGAGACGTGTCCAAGGGCGGCATCTGGTTCAATTCGTCGCCCCACATCCATCTGACCGAACACGGCGACAGCAGCCAGACCGCAACCCAGATCGTGGCGACGGCTAGGAGAACCGCATATTCTATGAATCGGCGAATCATTTCCTGTTTGGCTTCGGCGATTCCGGTGGCACGACGTGCTTGTACCTGTCCTCGTCAACCGGCATCGGCGCGACAATGGCAAAAAGCAAGGCGCCAATTGCGACGGCAGCGAGAACTATGAGGATGAGAATGGCAATTGTCATTTCATTTCCTCTTTCTGTTGTTTGTTCATTTCTTCCGCCTCCCGCGTGAGTTCGTCCAGCTTGTTCGCCATGTCGGCTTGCAGCGAATCAAACTTCGCCGGGAAGATTGGACGCATTCGCTCCAAAATGTTCTGTCGCAAAACTTCATCGAAAATCATTTCGTTCACCACCACTTCAATCTCGCCGCAAAGCTGCCGCTCGATTGCGTCGCGCAATGCGTTCTTCAAGGTCACGCCCCAAGAGTCCATGATGAAAAATGCCGCCGCGGTAAGCATCCAAGCGGAATCAAATTTTCGTTGCTCTTGTTCGTCGCGCCGCTCCTCGCGTTTGGCTCTTGCGAGCGCAAGCCGGTTCTTTGCCTCATCGCCGCTCGGACCGCTATATTCGCCACCATTGCTGACGCCATTCCATCGTCGTTTCAATTCCGCGTAATCAATGCGCCCATCGTGATAAACCACCTTGCGATAGAAGTCCAAGTTGCGCCAGGACGAAAGCATTTTGGAAACATCGCGCTGGTATATCCGTTTTCCAAGATCAACCGAGAGGCGTTCTGCGGCTTCGATTTGACGGCAAAGGCGATTCCCAGTCCCCGCGTTAGCAACGTCGGGAATGAGCCCAGCCAAAAGCAACTCGCGGATTTCAAACTGTTTTGCCTCACCGGCAAGCCATCGGTTGTAAAGTTCGCGCATTCGTGTGGCTAAATCCGGTGGCATAGCAGCAAGCTTGGCCTCGACTATGGCTCGATCATAGGCTACGGCAGGTTGCGGTGTTTCGGTCACACAACCTCCCATTTCATCCGGCGCGCCATCTTTCGGGCGAGAGATTTCAGCGAGTATCGCCCGCTCATCTGGACAATCTCGCGGATTTTTTGATGCGTGCTGCCGGAAGCTTTTGAAAATCGTTTGTGGGATTTCATATTTTAGCAATAGCCTTTCTCTCCCGGTCATGTTTCCTCTGCGCTACTTTCAATTCGCGGCTGAACTTGTGCCGTGATTCTCCACAATGCTCACAGTGGCCCATGACCCACCAGTGGCGACCGTTGGGTGTTAACGGGCAGGGGAGAAGGTTTGTTTTCATGCCTCAATAGGCGCCAGCGCCTTTTCAATCGCGTGAACCTTTTCAAAAAACGGATTCAGTTGGATGTAAGCCCGATGCCGGGTATCCGAATCCCATTCCTCAATCGGTCCAAACTTCTCGTCAGATTCCAAGCCAGTTATCACCGCCTCAAGCTTATTGATGTTGAGCACAGTGAAAAGCTGGTTGTAGTAGGCGATTTTGTGCGCGGTGGTCCCCGGCGCTTCGCCGACGAGTTCATATCCGCCAACGCCCAACATTTGCTGCCGGTATCCAAACACATCGCCGATTTCCTTGAATCCATCAGGGTTGGCGCGGGCAATTTTGGCCGCCCACTCCAACTGGTCCTGCTTGATTTGCGTACCGTTCTTGTCAACGAACATCGGCGCATATTGCCTCCAAAAATCCACCGTCATTTTCTTGCCTGGCAGCGAGTCGCACAGTTCCAGATAGAACGTGCCGATTTCGACGATGTTGTTTGCGAGGTCAATGCCTTCTTTTATCCACTGGGAAATGCGTTTGGCGATTGCGTCGAATTCGGTGGTGATCTTGCGGACGGTGGCGACGGCTACTTTCTTTTCCTCGGGGTGAGCGTCGAGGAAATCTTTGCGCGGGCCTGGGTTGAGTTGTTTGGTCATTTGCATCCTTCCTTTCGTTTGTTCGACATTCGCTGTCTGGCTTCCATTGTTCGCTGATCTTTGCGCGGCGGCAGATTCAATTCGGTCTGAATATCGCGGCAGGTCTTTTGCACGTTGGCCTTGGTGCAACCGCATTGCCGGGCGATTTCCGTTAGCGTTGGCCGGCCAAGGGCATTATCCAATTCCGGCGCACCCATCGCCCAGAACGCCACGCGCAAAGGCATGTACGGCTTTTTATATTTTAGCAGGCAGCGGGCGAACATTTCCATTGAAACCTGCGAGTGAGTTGCGCTTAAAGTTCTTATCGGCACGCCGAATTTCTCTTGCGACCATTCACATATCGCAATGGCAATCGGCTCGCTGACGCCGAGCTCCTGACAACATTCTGTGAGCAGACTTTCGCCGTCGCGGCCATCGGGTTGTCGGGTGTCGTCGGTCATGGATTCTATGCTTTTCCTTTTCTATTCGCCAACCTCCAAGCCTTGAACCGGCAATAAGCGGAGCATCGCTTTTGCCACCAGCGCGTAGGGGTGAATGATTTTTGGCAGACCGAGCATTTTATTTTCGGCAGGCTCACAAAGGGAGTTTAGCATAAGAGCAATGCGTTTCAATGAAAATCTTTAGGCGTCATTTCTTCGATTGCGCTCGTCGCCGCCTCGATGAACTGCGCCGCGAGTTCGGGCAGGATGCAATTTCCGGCGCCTTTCAACAACCCCACCCGGCCAGGCACCTTGCCAGCCAGCGGCCAGCCGCTCAAGGCTTGCGTGATTTCTTCGATCTCGCTTTCAGTTGCGCCAGAATCCCGCAGAGCGTCCAGCAGGGCGGCAGACCCATCAACCACGCGCTGAATAGCGGATTGAGACTGCGACGGGACTCGGCGGAACTTCCCGTCTCGGGTTTGGATGACTGTGAAGTCAGACCAGAAACCTGCTGGCTCAACGGCACTCCCGTGTCCTGCGGTCGCGGCGGCAGGCTGCCCCGCGTGCCGTCCTGGGCTGTCGGTGAGCACCACGGCACCAATTGCGCCTGACGCGGCAACTGGTCCAGCCTCTCTCGCTCGCTGCCGTCCGGGTTGGTC